CCATCGCCCTGCTCTTGTAATGACAATGTCTTATTCCACCTTGCGCAATCCCAGCCCGCGTTGCCGTCCATAAGAGGGGTAGCGTGTATGCATGTTCTGCAATGAGCGCGCGGCTTAACCTCTCCCCAACACACTTCGGCCTGCCGGCAAAACATACCGCGGAAGTCGTCGCGCTTGCTGCAAAGCCTTGATGGCGGTTCCGGCGCATTGATTATGCGTTCGATCCTTGCAACCGCTCGGATTGCAAATGCAGCGTCGTATTCGACGCGCTCCAAGTGCAAATCCTCATCATCCTTCCCGCTGCACATATACAGGACGCGCGTTAACCCAAGGCCCCACATGTAGAATTGAAACGTCGCGTAATGGTCGGGCTTTGCATCCTTAACGCCCTTTTTCTTAAGCTCCTGAAATTTGTCGTCCTTGGAAGACTTGCATTCGATCAGGTGTTCGGTTTTTGGCGCTTCAATAATTCCAAACGCGCGGCCGTCGATTTTTCCCCTAAGGTGTCCGCCGGCGGCACGCACTCTTTGTTGTTGGTCTGTTACCTCGCACCCAATAAGGCGCAACAAGTCAAGTAAGCGCTCTTCCTCGATATTGCCGCGCTCGAAAATCCTGCGCTTACGCCAATCTATCGTCTCCGGTACGGATGCGCGCCTGAATGCCAACCATATAGCGCGATCGCACTCCCACCCTATGTTTCCGGCGGGCACGCCAACTGACTCCCAGTCATCGTGGCCCTCCTCCAATGCGCGCTGTATGGCGCGCAAGGTTGACGGTATTGGCTTGGGGAGTGGCGCCATGGGTTAGGCGGACTCCGGCCAATTAGGCTGTCGCGCCCAATGCGTCGGGTGAAAACCGCAATCGGAAAGAGCGTCGTTCATCACGTTGAGCCAATGAAGAGGACCGCCACGCGAAGGGCGGAACTCCTCGTCGATGTAAGCTAACTCCAGGAAGCGCTTATGCGTGACGTAACCGCTGTCGCCCGTTACGCACACAAGCTCCCTTTCAGGCGGCGGCATGTCTTCAATTTTGTGCCAGTTCAGCATCAAAACATCTCCATCGTAAACGGGCAGCGCGGTTCGGGCTTCGCCTTGTCCGGCTCAAATGGAACAAATGCCGAGCAGTGGCCGCAACCACCTTGCCAGGTCCATTCCTTTGGTTGTATGCCGAAGAATGAGTTGGACAGGATTTCGCAATAGTCTTCGTTTTCCTCGTCATCGAGTGCACAATCCGCGCACCAATTTTCGATAAAGATTTCGCCTTCCGTGCCGTTAGACGGAATGTAGGGCGATCCGTCTTTGGGTGGCCACATCACCCTACACCCGCATTGGCATTAATACGCAAAGCAACCCTTCCGCCGTTGCACTACTAAACAGCGTCGGACTCCCGCTATCGGCAAGCGTCATGGTAACGTCGCCAGCGGGGAGCGTGCCGATAAGCTCGGTAAGGTAGGCGCTGTTAAAGCCGATATCCAAAGGCTCGCCGTTATAGTCAGCAGCAACTTCATCCGTTGCACTACCGGACTCGGGGCTATTCACAGCAAGCGTGATGCTGCCTGGCGCGATAGACAGTTTTACCGCACGTCCGCGCTCGCTGGTAATGATGGACACACGATCCGTTGCCTTTGCCATGTCGCCGCCGGCAAACGTCACAACCTTGTCGTTGCCTGTTGGGATGACGCGTTGGTAATCCGGGAAGGTGCCGTCTATCAGTTTCGACGTGATGGTGACGCCATCCGCGACGAACTGGATCTTGGTTTCCGACATGCTGACGCGCACGGCTCCCTTGGGAACGACGCTGACGGCCTTACGTGGCACGATAACGCCAGGCATACCCTCGCTCCCCGCAGGAGCGTCCACCTCATGGCGTGACAGCCTGTGACCGTCCGTCGCGACCGCGCGGAGCTTTCCATCGATGACGTGGATATAGATGCCATTCAGGTAATAGCGCGTTTCCTCGGTCGAGATCGCGAATTGGACCGGAGCAAACAACCCCGCCAAATCCGCATCGAACTCAACCGGCAAGTCGCCCGCAGCCATAGTCGGAAAGTCGTCGACGGGAAGCGTCTGTAATTTGAACCGCGATCGGCCGGCGCTTACCGTGAGGTTGTTGTCGGCAAGTTCCATGCTGACGTCGGAACCTGCAAGCTTGCCGACGATACCGGCGAGCAACTTGGCGTCGACGCAGATGGCGCCCGGTGCTTCGACCGTGGTCTCGATGCTGCCGGACATTTCAATGTCAAGGTCAGTGCCTGTGACCATTAAGCGGCCGTCCTCGGCAACAAGCCGAACGTGCCCAAGGATGGGAATCGTGTTGCGCGTTTCGACCACTTTGTTGATCGATGCAAGCAACTTGGCAAAAAGCGTCCGTGGCGCGGTAATGCGCATGGCAGGCTCCTTGTTGGTGGTTGCCCCTATTGCGTGGGCAGTAGGGGTGTGGTTTTGGGTGGGTGTGGTTAGGTTGCCTTGCGCGCCTTTAAAGCTTCGTCCGCCAGAAGGCAGAGCGCCATGGCCATGTCGGCATCGGACTGCACTTTTTGCTGGTTCATCTGGCGGGCCATTTCAGTCAGCACGATAACCTCGCCAAGGCCACCAGTCTCAAGATACTTCATAGCCGCATCGACATCGTATTCCATCACCACCTCCATCCTACCCGCTACTGGCGCTCCCGCGCCAATAGCGGTGCTGGTTGCCTATACCTACTTCTTGGCACCCCACGGCCGACTACCAGCCGCCTTCGCTGGTGCCGCGGACTTATTGTCGTTGGACGCAGCCTGGCGATTGTCGTTGGCAGGCTTTACCGACGGCTGCACGTCGTCGATCGCCGGTTCGGGGAGGTCACCTTCGTCGGGGAAGTAAAACCGGACTATCTTGTTTTTCTGCGCGTAGCCTTCTTGCGGCTTTTCGAGCCCTACTTTTGCGGTGAACTCAATGAAGTGCAACTGCTCGGAATCTTCCAGATCCGAAAGGCCGGTTGCCCGACAAAGGCTCGCGAGTTCTTTTTGTCCTATGGCTTGGGCTGTGGCGTTGGGGTTTTCCAGATTCATCTGACCAAACATGCGTCGGCCCTTCAATTCCTCCGGCTGAACCACGTCATAGGTAAGCTTAAGAAGCGTTCCGTTGCCCGCCTTGGTGGGGACAACGTCGCTGGCCGACACCTCAAGCTTATAGATGCCAAGCGGCAGGGCTCCGAATTCATTCTGCGTGGTATCGTGTTCTGTCGGGTCAAAGTTTTTTCCAAGTGCTGCCATGGTATCCTCGTTCTCCTGTGGTGGTTTTAAACTAGACGTCCGCGCTCTGCTGCGAAGTCCAGAGGATGCTTTGCTGCCTTTACTTTGTTGCATGTGCAGCAAAGGATCTGCAGATTTGAAGGCCAATTTGAACCGCCAAGTTTTAGCGGGATTATATGATCGACCTGTCTATTACTTCTCTTTTTGATATCCGCACCGCACTCGGCACACTTAAATTTCTGACGAACCAAAATGGTTTCAATGTCATCTTTTGTATGCGAGCCCTCTGCGTCTCTTTTTCTGGCCCTACGCGCCCTCACATTTGCCTGCACCGTTTCTGGATTGTTTGCCGCCCATTTTCTCTGGGCTTCCCTATGTTTATCCGGGTTGTTTTCCTTCCATCTATCTCTCGCCTCCTGTGCCTTATCTGGATTTTCTATTTTCCATTTATTGTAACCTAAACGGGCTGCTGGATTTGTTGCATACCTTGCTCTGTCATATGCACTTTTTGCTTCTGGATTCGACCAATAGCGCTCTTTAGCTCTACTAATCGCGCATTCGACGCATCCAATCGAGTTTGTGTATCTCTTTGAAAGATGACCATGAGAACACGGCTTTCCGGTAAAATAGTATAAGCTCCCAATCTCTTGCGCCTCCGCGCGCGTGCGCGGAAGCTGCCAATTGTCGTTGTCGGGTTCCACTTATCCGACGATCCCCGTTGGCGCCGGGAAGTATTTCGCCAACTCCTCGTAGCCCTTGCCGCGCATGTACTTCACGTTGGGCGGCATGGAATATCGGTTCTTCGCCAAAAACCCCGGCCTTTCCTCCAGGTGAATCTGCCGCTCGCCGCTACCCTCGGCATGGCCTACCTTCTTATTGAAACCGACGTCCTTTTCCTTGAGGGTATGCCGAAAGTTCATGAACGCGACGAACTGCGCAGCCTCCTGCAGAAGCGCAGAAGCACGCTTGTGCAACTTGATGCCGTAACGAGAATACGGATCGCTGGTTGGCGAGTCGAACCGGGTTATTTCAGTATGCGCGATAAGCACGACGGCTATGCCTGCATCTCGCAAGGCGTTGAGGCCGCCGATTAGCTCGCGCCATACTTCGTCCGCGGCGACGTAGCCTTTGCCGAAGCCGGCATCCTCGATGTTCGCCCATCCGTTGCGAGCGCACGTTTCGGCCCACACAAGCGGCTCGGCGCCGTCGATGGAGTCCAGAATGAATGTCTTGCGATCGTGCTCGGCGGTAAGCAGCCATTCGATGACGTCGCAAATATCGGAGAATGATTCCGCGGAACCTGGCGTTGGCATTTCAACGTCAGCCGGCGGCTCCTCGCCAAGCGTTGGCAGGTAGTATGGATCCGGAAATTCGGAAGCCAGCGTCGTCTTACCTGCGCCACCAACGGCATAGATGATACCGATCGGCGGTTTGTCGTTCTTGGTTGTGTTTAGCGATCCTAGTGCGATTGCCACCTTACATAAGCCTCCATGTTAGAACCATTGCCACTATGGTCAGAAGCGTTCCGTAGAGCATCCACGGACGCGGGTCGGGCGCGGTCATCGCAGCAACACCTGCGCGCCGATGCCGAGCGCGATAAGGATAGCCGCGCCAGCAAATGCTACAGCAATTGCCATGCCGCGTTGCGGGGCGTGCACGGCTTGCTCCGGCTTGCCGTGCAGTTGTTCGTCGTATTGGTCGCCAGAGGACCACGGTGATTGGCCGGAGATTAAGCCGGTTCCTAGTGTTTCGCGTGCCATCACCACACCCCCAACCAAATGCCCCAGCCGTGAATAACGCCGATGGGCGCGAAGATAGCGCCTGCGATGAGGAATCCCCATGCCGCTGTCGTGAAGCACACATACAGGTGCGTAAGCCACCCGGCGAACGTCGCCAGGAACATAAGCAAGGCCGGGAATAGACAGCCGCCGGCTACGGCAAGCGTGGTTGCGTCGTCGGACATTTATGCTGCCTCCATGAGTTTGTAACTATTGCTGCGCCAGTCGTACGCATAGCCGGCACGCATACGCGCCGCGCTATGCATAAACTCTGGTGCGCGTACTTCAGACACTCGCTCCATTGCGAGCGCACGCGCCTTACGCTTGCGCATACCGCGCGTAAGTCCCTGTGCGTCTTTGCGCGGCTCTTGTGAGGGGATTCGGAATCCGTTTCCGCCGCGCATCCGAGACATGGCGTCAAGTCTGCGCTTTTGCGCTATACCATCAAGGAAAACGCCAAGGCGCGTGTCGTTTTCTGCATCGCGTGCTAGTACCCTGTCGAATACGGACATAAATCCTCCTACCTGCCGCGCGTATGAGCGGCAGTGTTGGTCGCGGTTTGGTTTGGTGGTTAGGAGGCCAGGTCGTAATCCAACCTGATGCCCATCTTGCGCGCCTTCTTGGCGAGCTTCTTGAGACGCTTCTTTACGCGGTCTATTTCTGCGTCGAGCGCGGTTGCGTCGACTGTGAATGAGATGGAAAGATTGGTGTCGGACTCTTCCTTGCCGCTTGTTGCGGGAGCAACAAGGCGCAATTCGTCGGAGCCAAAAAAGAGGTAACCATCATCGTCAAGAGTGACGGATATTTCGTCATCTCTGACGTTGATTACGGTGCCTTGCGCACCGGTATAGTCACTATGGCCCCGGTTGTTGTTGGCCACAACAACCCGATCACCCACCTTGAACTTCGGCTCGTCATTGACCGCAACGGAAGGCTCGTCGACCCATTCGGCGATGAGGTCGGCGGGATGGCTGTTGCCGCTGTATTTAAACCCGCCATCGGCACGCCACGCAGAGCGCATGCCATCAATATAGCGGGGATCAGACACGTTCCATTTCCACACGCCGCCGCCATGCTCAACACGCATCGGCCCCACCTTGCGCCCGTCGCGCGTTTTGTAGTAGCGGCCTGCCTGGATGGTAAGTGGTGCGTGTTCTATCTGCTTGTCGGTATAGAAGTATCCATTGATGGAACCATCGAGGGTCCAATAGTCATCGCGACCGCGGACTATCTTTGTGATTGCCCCAACGGCCAGGCCCTTAAAATCACCACAGAGATTCTTGTCGCCAATAACCCGCACCCGATCTCCAACCTTAAACTTAGTCATTGCTCTCTCCTAAATTATGAAATTGGCTGGCGCGGCGACCCCTTTCCGGATTGCATAGCGTGATTGGCCGCGCCTGTTCGCTGGTGGCTACGCCACCCCCTTCGTCTTGCTGTTTGCTTTCAGCCGGTAGTCGGCTAGGTTCACGATGTTGTCCGCCTCATCCTCAACGGGCGGTGTATAATCGTCGTCGCCGATGTGCTGCAGCTCCCATTCGTGGAACCACAACAGATCCAAGGATGGCGACACGCGGATGCCGATAAGGGATCCTTGAAAGCCAACCACGATGCCGAAAATGTTGGTGTTCATCTTGTGCTCGACTACGTCCTCGTAGCCTATGCAGTTGCACCCGTCGCAGCGCTCTCCGTCATTGGCCATCAAGCCACCTCCCCATCATCAAAACCCTCATAGGAAAAGTCGCGCGCGTGCATCCATTCGCGATGCGGCTTCCCGCGCCTGTTGAACTCAACCCAATAGGAGGGCGGTCCATCCTCATATTCGGTTTTGGCGACAATCATCCCGGTAAGCGTTACTTCACCGCCGATCTCCGGTTCTTCGATCATGCCGCCCTCCTCGCAAGGCTTATTGAAATCGTCTCGTAGTCGGAGCTGCATGCTCCGATGGCCGTCTTTTCCACCACGTAGCTCCTGGCCGTTGGCTCCAGGCGCGGCTTCACCCGTCCGCCGTACTGCCTTCGAAAAACCGTGACGTGCGAGACGCCAAGATCCCGTGCTATTGAGTGCAAACTTTCACCTGCCGCGCGTCTGGCGCGGACATCTGCGTCATCCATTTGGCTTATTCCTTCCGCATTTTCGGCAGGAAGCGCGGCTTTGGAACCAATCCAACCGCGATTCGTTTACCGTCTTTTCGTTTACCGCTTTACCGCTTTAATGTCAAGGTAAATCGGTTTGCGTGTGGCGTTAAAACGGTATATTAGCCTGCCGCAATGCGGTAAGTTGTTGTACGGAAAGGGATATGGATGCGTAACGATGCCGAGGGGGTGATGGCCCTCGCTAGCCTTATCGCGGAGGCGATGAGCAAGAAGGGAATCACGCGCGAGCAGCTGGTGGATATGACCGGATACAGCCTGAGTGCGGTTGGCGACATTCTAATCGGGAAAATCCTCCGCCCAAGCACCGTCAACCGCAATCGCCTGGCGGAAGCATTGGACTTGGACCCGGCCTTGATACTCGATGCAAGCCGCCGCGCTTCCGCCGCCGCTGGCCTGCAGCGCATGCCGCGGACGCAGGAGGACGTCATACGGCGCCGACCGGGTGCCATACCGCCAGCAGCACGCAGCGTCCCCGTCATGGGGCAGGCGGCCGGTGGCGTCGATGGCGAATACTACTTCAACGGGACGATCGTCGATTACGTCCCCTGCCCGCCAGGCATGGAGAACGTCACCGACGCCTATGCTGTATATGTCGACGGCGACAGCATGTGGCCGAGGCTGGGGTCGCGCGACACGGTTTGGGCGCACCCAGGCAAGTCAGCTCGCCCAGGAGATGATGTTGTCGTCCAGATCGGCAAGAACGGCGTACCGCAGCGCGGATACGTGAAGCGGTTCGTGGGCTGGACAGAAAAGAAGCTGCGACTGCAGCAGTTCAATCCAGCTAAGGAACTGACGTTCGATAGAAAGGACGTAATCAGCATCCACCCTATCGACTTCATAAAGCCGGCCTGAGGCGCGGCCAGGGATGACGGGACGCGAAGGGCGGCCGGAAGCCGCCCTTTCTTTTTTACCGATTTTGATGTTGACCTTATTCCGGTAAAGCGGTATATACGATTCTAACGCAACAACTCGTGCGGAGAATCGTCATGAGATACCAACCCGACCTCGCCGGCTTTGGCTACGTGAAGCCAGAACCGGCAGTTTCGCTTGCGCAGTCGCTGTGTGCTGGGCTCGCCTTGGCTGCCATTAATGTGGCGCTGTTTGTTTGGTTGGTGTCGCTATGAGTGCGCCAGCTTGCGCGGGGCGCAATGTGGCGCATACGCCGGGACCGTGGACGTTGGCGTCATTGCCAACAAAGTCCGGACGCAACAGGCGCGGTCTTTGTGGTGGCGGACGGCGCATCTGTGATATCAGCATTTACGATGAACGCGACGCCGCCAATGCCCGCCTGATCGCCGCCTCGCCGGAATTGTTGGCGGCGCTACGCATGTGCCTGCTTAACGGCAATCTCGACCAGCAAGAGCGTGACATGGGCAACGCCGCCCTCTCCAAAGCCGAGGGCAGGCCATGACCAACGACAACAACCCCCACGACTGCGCCGGCCTCCCCACGCGCGCCCAATTGCGCGACCAGCTAACCAACGCCGAAAACCAGTTTATGACGGCGCACTACATCGACAATTTTGCCCGTCGCCAGAAAGAGCAAGCGTATTGGGCGCCGATTATTGCAGACCTTAAAGGCAGGTTAGCGCGGCTTGAGTATAGGGATGCCGCGTGATGCTAAACGCACAAGCCGAATCCGAATTGCGCGCCATTACGAACCTGGCGCGCGGATGCGAGAAATCACACGGCCACAAGCAAACCGCGCTGCTGTTTAGCGCGCTGGCTGATCGGCTGGATACGTTTCTTGAGGAACACGGCGAAGCCGCTTGGCGGCGCCGTGTTGGTAAACGATGCACCTGATACCCATTCCAGCCGCGCTATTGCTAGCCGCAATAGCGGGTGCAGTGGTGACGCATTTTCTTTTTTAGGAGGCACGCATGAACACCTACCCCATCGTAACCGCACACGAAGCCCTCGCAGACGGCATTCATCCAGGCGAGCTATTCCGCGCGGCCAGGCTTAATTCGCGCGAAGGCAAGCCACAGATGGCTGCCGCTATCCGGCGTGTTGCGTTTGATCTCGCGAATCTCATGGGCATGCGCGTGCGGCATCACGCCGCCAGCAACGACAATCGGCGTCAACGTGAGAGGGGCAAGGGGAGGGCAACATGATGACAGACCAGTCACGCAACCTACGTCCTCACGCCGAAGCTCGTCTCGCCATGGCGATCTGGAGCCATGAGTATGCCTACGAGCAAAATGGCGGTGTTATGGACTTTTGGGACAGCCGGTCGCAACGCCAAAAGCAGATTTGCGTCGATGTCGTCAGCGCCATTCTCAAGGCTATGGAACAGAACGGACGCGCACCGGAGGCCCGTCAATGACACAAGACCAGAACACCGTACTGGATGAGAAGGCGCTCCTTCCATGCCCGTTTTGCGGCGGCGAGCCAGAGCGCATTGAACTAACCGACGAAGATAATTTCGGCGGCAGCGTGATTTGCTGCAAGTCCTGCGGTGTATCGTCTCCGGTTCATTTTGATCGCAAGGAAAATCTCGACGACAGTTGGAATCGCCGTACCCTCGCCCATCCCTCCCCATCTCTCCCGCTCAGGGACGAGGTGGAGCTGGTGCTGGAGGACAGCGAACAACGGTTCATCGCTATCGCCATCCAAATCGACAATCTCAGTTTCAGTTTGGCCAAGGGCGTTTGTTCGCAGGGCGAAATCGCCGCCCGCGCCCTCCTTTCCCGCCTACGGGCAGGAGCACAGGAGGGGTGGCGACCAATGGACAGCGCTCCCAGGGACGGAACGCAGTTTCTAGCTTTCGAGAAGGGACGCTATTTCAATTGCTGGTGTGAATACGATCCGTATGAGGGTGGTTACTTCTGGATGGACGATGCTGATAGCGAGCCGTCCCCAAATCTTTGGCAACCTCTACCCGCCGCCCCTTCTCCAGCCAAGGAAGGGGGACGGTGATGGGCACGCAATCTGACAAGCAGCGCATTATTGCTCTGCAAAAGGCGCTGCGCATCGCGCGGCATGCACTCGAAAGGTGCCGATACAGCGGCCGCACGTCTCACATTAAGGACGCGCTGCATGAGATTGAAAAACTCGACTGGAACAGCAAGCCCGACCTCGTTCAGGGAGGGTCGCGCCCATGACCTTGCACACCAAGCGGACAGTCGATCGCGCTTTGAAGGTCTTTGCCGCCCTGGAGGCCAAGCCATGAGCGGGAGGCTGACGGAGGCTCACTATGATTTTCTGTCCCGCGTGCGCTACGGACGTAGGTTG